GAAAAGTTACTTCTGTAATCAATAGTCAGCGCTATTACGGAGCAACTGGAACAGAAAACAAATAAAACAAATTAAATTATACAGAATATAGCACTTGCATTTTAGTATCGTAAGTGCTATACTCTGCTCAAAGACAAACGGATGTTCGATATCATAATTCAGCTTCGGCATATGCGGCGTGAAATTTAGAGCCGCTCTCCTTCTAAATCGTAGCTGAATTATGCTATTGAGCATAAGAATAGGAGAGAAAGCAAATGAATAAAGCAGAAGCAAAAGCAACAGTCACAATTCCAATGAAGGGAAGATACTTTCTTCATAAAAACGGAAGTATTATTCCGGTCACAGACATTATCAATGCCATTTATCTAATGACAGGTGATGAGAAAATTAATGAATGGGATCCGGATCTTGAATTCTATATCCGTACATTCTTTGGAAACATTGTAAGGGAAATGTCTCCTACAGAAATTACTGTACAGAATTTCTTGAAACATCACGAAAAAGTGAAAGCAATCAGATTGTATTATCACATGCACAACACAGAGTCGCAGAAATGTACATTGGTAGAAGCCAGAGATTATGTGGAACA